AGGAAGTGATAAAACAAAAACAGGAAAATCAACGAAAATACAACCAGAATAGTCTTCAAAAACGTTAAGTTTACCCTACAAAATAGATTTTAAAACAACAAATTAACGACTTGCGGATTTAAGGTAACATATTAACGTTTAAATTATTTATCATGTATAATCGGCAAATCAAAACGCACCCCTTTGAAAATCAAATCGAGCCTATTTTTCGCACGCAATATAATAGTTTAATCAGTATTAAACGCCCTTTAGAACAGCTTTAAATGGTCTTTGGGGTTGCTCAGGTCGTAGTTTGCCGTGAGTACCTCTATCTTCTTTTTCCCGGGACTGCCTGTCCCAGCCGCCACACTTACGGTCTGCTCCAGTTGAATTGTGTGCCATCCATGGCGCTCCGTATGCTCCTTTAAGATCTCGCTGGGATAACTGCTCATGAGAAACTTTCCTTCTATGCCTGAAAGCGTGTTTAAGAGGTTCTCAAAGTCTTCTTTGGTATAACCATCATAATGTCCACAGTCGCTGTTGAAATACGGTGGGTCGCAGTAATGAAAGGCATCCGGCCTATCCCTTGATCGGATCACCCGTAGGGCATCCGTGCACTCGATCTGCACGTTCTGGATCCTAATGGCCAGATCGGTCGTGAAATCACGGCGCTTGTTCAATATCTTCTTTGAGGTCGTACCGATACGATCATAGCCAAAGGATCCATCCAGCATGGATGAGAAGCTCTGCGCGGCCAAAACCCATATCGCCCATGCACGCTTCAGGCGCGGGAACATGTGGGGGTTATTGTAGATCACGGTGGCATCGCCATGCAGCGAACGACTGTGGAGGCTTATGCGCACCATTTTCTCAAGCTCCACGAACTCATTCTGCACGCACTCGTAAAAGTTGATCAGTTCCCTGTTGTAATCGTTGATGACCTCTGTGGTGCTGGGCGGCTTTGACCAGAAGATCGCGCCGCCGCCCACAAAAGGTTCCGTATATAGGGTATGGTCTGGTATTAAGGGCAATATATGCCTTACAAGATTCTGTTTGCCACCATAGTATGAGGTGGGCGTTTTAAGCTCTTTTATCATATCTTTACAATCTCACTCAATTAAAAAAACCCTAATAGTTCACTGAAGGATTTTGGCCTCCGGTAAAACCGTTAGGGTTTTTAGTATTTAATTGAGTGAGATCTTTGAATGCGCCGGGGGCTTTTTTTTACCCCATATAAATAATGTATGCCAGTGTATAATAGGGCGGTCTGTTCTCGTGGGACTGATTCCCTCCCACATTTGCCGTACTGATACTTCCCGTTTGAGCTCCCGAGCTCGATGTACTGCTCACCGTTTTATGACCAACGTTATTGGAGTTGCTCAGGGCATTGGTCTGTGTACCTCCCACACCCACAACGTCACCGGGCAGCCCGTGGCTGTGAGCCGGAATACTTACGCTCCCGCTATGTTTATGCTGCGGCATTTCCTGCTCTGAAAGCTTCACTTTCTTCTGACCTCCAGTTTTTCCGATCGCATTGTGATCAGCATCGCCCGGATCCAGCCCCACCAGAAACTTGCCGGAAAGGTTAGGCGTACCGTTGGTACCGTTGCACAGGAACCAACCATCCGGAATAGAATCAATGTTCCCGGTATATATCTGCGGGTTGGATCCCGGTGGCAATAACCGCTTATTGATCTCGGTGAGGGGTGTAAAGCGCTCCACGTCGATCCATTTGTAAGTGATGACTCCACCGGTGCCAAAACGGGCGCTGCGCGTAAAATACGTATCCTTGGCATCGCCCAGGCCGTCATTGTTGGCATCCTCCAGATACGTGGTCTTATCCACATTTTGGATAACGGTGACATCTTCGTTAATGTTTCCGCCCACAAATGGCATCAGCTCGCCGCGCAGCACCACAAAGCCACTGGCCACGGTATTGCCGTTGATTTCGCAACCGCTCACCACGTAGTTTCTCCCGCCCATGGTGCTGAGCCGCTCGATCTGGTAGACCATATCGCTCAGAAAGCGCCATGTTTTGTTCGTTGCCGGGAAGCCCGACCCTTGTATCTCCAGTCTATTCATAAGTCAAATTGTATGTCTTGTCAGGTAATTTATAAAAGTTGATCAGTGCCTTGATCCGGAAAAGCCCCGCCGCGGTGAGGTACAGATCCGAGGGCAGTACCACCACAAAATCCACGTCAAGGTTCTGGGTGGGTTCGTAAAAAAGCACCGCGGGATCCCCTTCATAGAAATAGACCGGCTTTTCTTCAGCTGGTTCATAAAAGTAATTAGGGTTGATGTAGACGCCGTCCTGAATATAGATGCGGTGCCCGGCACGGTCGTAGGCATCGTTCAGTACGGTTTCCAGCGAATAGACCTGCGCGGTATGCTCGATCTTATAGATCGAATCCACGCGGTAGGTCGTGAAACGTGCCAAAATCGTAACAAAGGGCGCAATGAGCGCGCCCAGCCATGCCAGCATCTCCACGCTGCGCAGATCTACGGGGATAAGATCTTGCACATACGCCTTCAGGTCGATATCAAAAAGTTTCTCGTACACTATAATGCTACGTTTTTGGGAATGAAATTGATCGTTAAATTATCATCGGTGATCTGCATATAACCGCTGTTTGCGATATAGCTGCTGTCGATGGCAATATAATTGGGCGGGTTCTCATAATTGGCCGCGGCACGCATCACATAGACCTCCTGATCTGCCGCACCTTCCAGCACGCGAAGCCGCTTCTCCAGTTCGGCCACGGTGAACTCCCCGTTAAAACGAAGGTTGCGCAGATAGTCCCTGATCGTATCCTGAACCGGCTCATTATTGGTGCCGTCTATCTTCACGCCGCTATCGGTATAGATCAGCGAATTGTAATAAAAATCGATCTCCAGGCGAAGGTCATCGGCCTTATCACTGAATATAAAGAGCTTCGTACCGGCAAACTTGATGCGGGCAAAATACTGCTCCACGCCATTGCGCTCTTGCGCGGTGAGCGCCTGTAGGTTCCCGCCGCTCTCTTTGGCCACCTTGATGAACAGGCTTTTCCGGTTCCCCAGTTCCAGCTCGTTCACCGCAGCACGCCCCACGATCTTGGCCTGAGCCAGTTGAAGGTCATTGTAACCTGATGTATCAAACCGGTCACTTTCGGCAATCAGCGGAACCCCGTGCAGGTAGCCCAGTGCCTTTTGCTGGTACCATTTGGTGGTACCCACTTTTTGATTTGCGATCTGGGCGTTCATTTCCACCTGAAATAGATCCAGAAAGGAATAGAGCGCCCATGCCACACTTGCGACCACATAAGCCCATAGGTTATAGATGGCGACGTTTGACGTGCTGTCCAGCCCCGCAAGGCTTTCCTGCTCGCTCTTGGCGGCAAGTATCTGGGCTTTGATCTCTTGAATTGTGGGTGTCATATACTGGGTTTTTCATTTCCGCCCTTCGGCTATCGCTCAGGATAAACTACGGCGGAGATCTCAATTCTTTTCAGGTTGTTTTGTCAAATTCTTGTGCAGAAACCATTGTACCGCCATGGCGATCACGGTGACACTGGCCACGGTATCCATCTGGCTGATGTCAACATTGATCCATTCAGATACCTGGGCGGCGGCAAGATCAATGACCGGATCGCCAAGGCGTACCAATAGCATGGTGAGCACAAAGCCCACGGCCACATCCTTCCAGTTCTCGCGGAGCCAGACTTTAAAGCTGAATTTGGTGCCGGGCTTGTAGTAATAGACTTTTACCAGCGCGATGCCCACGAGGCACCAGATAAGGGCTCCCGCCCAGATATCCCACGTATGTGGGCCTATGATTGCGTTTGGATTATTGGCCCCTAGAAAAAGTAATTCTGTCATGATTTTTTTTTTAAGATTATTGAGCGGTTCCGTTATATGTGTTTCCGGTGTTTGTGAATGTTCCCGTTGGCGTTTCCGTAACCCTTAAGGGAACGCCCCGTAATTGCGATGTTCTCATTCGCTTTTTATTTTCGGGCTGGTACCCCCGCCACTTAATGGTTAAGCTCTATTTTTAGACCCGCCGGCACATATTCGTTGGTTGATTGGTCGCCGCCAAAAGAGGTGAAAAAGAACATCGTATTGTTAACAATGGTAAAGCTCATTTGGCGCCCTATATGGTCCCAGGCCCAGTCCTGGGTAAGAGACTTGCAGCTGGATGGGGTTGATTATAAGGGGGGAGGTCTTGTCATAGACCCATATTTCAGAATCGGCGGTAAGTCCTTTTTTTAAGGTGGCAATACCTACTGTCCGGTTATTTGATGTTATGCCCTCACCGTTATCGACAGATTCCGCTGAGACAAACAATGATAGCACACCGCTGTTCTCCACATAGGTGGCACCATCGTTTTTGCCCGATGCAAAAACGCTGAACATTGTACTGTCCTGAACGTCCAACCATTTATATTCGGCATCAGAAAAGCCCCTTTTCAGGAACTTCATTACATTTTCATCTGATTTTGAACATTTGACCAGCACTTCCTTCGTGACCTCGTTGGTGTCGTTATCGTCCCTTCTGTAATGAACGATCGCCCTATAGTGCCCGTCAAAATGGATCAAGTCCAATATCTCCAAGGTGTCCTCATATTCAGCGGTTATATCCTGGGGGTTTGGAAATGTCACATATTCAAAGGTTTGTAGCTCATTGTAATCGTTATCAAAAATCCCTATTACAGATCTAAACTGTAAACTTGTCTTTCTAAAAGCCGCGAAGATGAGCAGATTCCCATCGTCAAGCCTGTGGGGGCTGGCTGCCATTTCCATTTCTGAAGCACCGTAGGGAGCGAATTTTTCGGACCCTATAAAGGCCCAGTCCTGTAGGTCTGTTGACCGCGCTATATAAAAGGCGTTGGTACTGCCATACGCCTGGACGATCAGGTCATAATAGCCATCGCGCTCAACCAATGCGGTAGCCACTATATAGGAATAGGTCGTAGAGGTTATGGTGGCCAGATCATCCAGATCGAGCAAGGGGTCACGCGTGAGCAGCTCATAGTTCAAAAAAGGGTTAAAAAACTCTATCTTAGTTCCTTCCGAAGGGCTGAACGTCCCTTTCTTCTGCACATAGTAAATTTCGCCCGTGTCCTGTTGCACCCTGACTACTTCCGCATATATTGTGTTCTCACCGCCCAATGAAAGGACCCAGGGTTCGCCACTTGTCCCCCTTTCCTCCAGAAAGGCAAGATCGTTCAGATTGACTTTTATGTATTTTAAGGGAGCATCGTGGGCGGTGACCCTAAGGGGGCTCAATTTATTCACGTTGTCCAGCCTCGTGTCTGCTACGTAAGCGGTTTTTAAGCTGTTCTTTAGGCTGAAATTATTGCCCCAATATTCAGTGCCTTTCGAATCCCGTAAAAGAATTTGATTTGACTTTGATTTTATAGCGGCTGCCTGGACTTCTTCCAATGGCAGGGTTCGGGAAATAGTTTTATGAACTGATTCGTCCTTACCGTTTATGTCTAGTTCGTAGAGGTCATAATTGTGTTTATTGAATTTTAGTGCACTGTAGTAAAGAGGCTCAACAATGTCTTCATAAACAAATAACAGATCTGGGTGGGATGCGTTGGTTTTTGACATGACAATACCGTTCAAAGAAACCCCTTTAACATTATTGAGCATCCTCAAGGACATATTATAGAATGTGCTTCCGTCTATACCCATATAAGCCGGTTGTAACAAGCTATCATTATTGTTAATTGTGGGGTTATAATATATATACAGGCTTACATTTTGAAAAAGGGAATTATTTATTCGAAAATAAGGTAAACGCCCCCCAATAACTGTTCGCAGTAAAATGGATCGGGATATATTGGCCAGGTATATCCTACCCACCTGAGGTATCGGAGATACTCCTGAGCCAAAGTTAGAGGCAGAAACCCCAAAAACACTTTCGTAGATATTTGTATTATTACCACTTAAGGATAAGAACGCCAGGATACAAGAGTCCTTTATGTTAATATCCGAACCAAAAATGTGTAACGTATCCAAAAAAACCGAGTCGATAATACGGAGTTCCCCTTCGCTGGTAACGCCAGGATTGGATACAAAGGAACTATCAAAAATTACCGCGTAAGAGGCAAAAAAGTCAATGTTCTCAGATAATTCCCCTTCCATGTCGCCCATGAAAACGACATTAAAAAGGCTACTATCACCGAGGGCTTCCATTCGTGTAACCCCAACCGGTTCATAGTTCTCGTCTATTGGTATAACAGAAAAATCCTTTGCCCTTGAATTGCCCATTACCTGATATTCAAAATCAACAACTTTGGACTGATCGTTTAAAGTCAGCATCTTACCCTCAAGGCTTTTCGCAATGTAAAAAGGTGATTCGTCGGCAATTGCCCTATTATTGCTTGTATATAGATGTTTACCGGCATATGCGGTGAGAACGCTCTGGTCAGAGGCGTCCAGGTTCTGATTAAGTAGTTTGGAGCGTGAATCAGTGTCCACTAACCACCTCCTATACCTTATCGCGCGCCAGTCCAAGGGAAGGTTTATTCTTAGATCGGTATTAATCCTTCGGGTAACCAGACCTTTTCTATTTCCTATTAACTCATAATTATCATTTAGCAGTTCTGTGTCGTCAATATCATACTCGACATCCTCTTTAAAGGTCTCGGAAAAAGAGAGCTTTTCAAAGGTATCCGGAGTTTTAGCTGTAAGTATAAGCACTTCCAGGGGAGGGGGTAAATTTTCCGAAGCGGACTGGTCCATATATGCAGACCCGTCATGGACCTCTGTGTTAATAACCCCACCAGCTCGCATAACAGGCTTACCGTTTGCATCATTAATTGTTTCCCCGTCTGTCATTGTGGAAAACCTTGGCATGAAGTACTTAATAGCTATCCCGATCTGGGTCTGCATTCCATTACTGAACCTAAAATAGTAACTTGACTGGACAGCGCTAACCGTCGTGGTGTCGCCTATTTTCAATTCCCCGGAATATCCGTCCGGAAGCTTTGTAATTTCGACGGTTTGCCCGTTCTTAAGGTCGTAATCATAATTATTATTCAGGACTCCATATCCAGAAATTACATTGGTGATTGTAGCGGTTTTTATTATTCCAGATGAGTTGCTCCCTACTATAACATATTCGGTCTTATAATCTTGAATAGCATATTTATGCCCTGGGACCAAGAGAGATTGATCGCTCATTGACTTGATCTCCTCGTAAGTTGCATTGATAACTCTTTCCAGGTCGGAGTACCTATCGGGTATTGAGTGATCCTCTAGGTCTGCCTTATCTATAGATAATACACCCTTGCCTTTGTTTATAATCCTGAACTTTGGTTTCATGGTTTTGGTTTTTGGGGTTATTGGGCGATGGTTTCTGTGAGGTTTGAAAGGTTTAAATGATCAATTAAGGGGACGGCAGTACTTCCACCCAAAAATCCGCAGTCGTTGATTCCTTTATGATACCAGAGGCATTAATGTACTCCGCAACCTGGTCCCGTAGGTCGCCCGTTCCGGATAGGTCGGCTGGCTGAATATAAATCGTTCTTGATATTCGATCTATTGGCACTGCATCGGTTATAGTGGAAATATTTTCCTGCATTTGCACAATCAGGTCATTGAGCCCCTCAACATCCGCGGTCTGGTGCTGATCGGGGTGTACGTAATTTTGTAGCCCGTTGAGTTTTTCCAGCAGCTCAGTGGTAAGGTCATTGGTGCTAAGTCCTTTCCCGTCCACTTTTTGGACAAGCTTGTTCAGCTCGGTCTGCAGCTCATCAATATAGCTTATGGGCTTGCTGGCAACAGGCGCGGCGGGGATATCGATCACCACGTTCTGCAACGTGCCGTCCGCCTTCCTGAAGCTGAGCGTATTCGTGCCCGCCTCTATGTCTTTTACGGATTTTGCGAAAACAAGCCCCTCATCCTTGTGCCAGAAGCTGTCCAGGATATTCTGAAACCTATTGAGCACGGCACTATCGGTGCAGGTGGAGTAGCTTAAAATGATGTCCTTGGTTACTTTGCTCATAGCTTAGTGAAAAAATTGGCACAGGTCGCAGGGATCCTTTTCCGGGCCGTCCGGTTCAGCCCCCGCGATCAATGTTGTGGCCGTGGCCGGTTTGATATTGTTTGCGCTGTAATACCGCACTATGGCCGCATCCCCCGCCACATCTATCCCCCGCAATTGCTGGCCAGCGACGAGCAGGCCGGTAACGGTGAGGCCATTGGCCAGCGCCAGGGGCACCACGGCCTCTGCGGTGCCGTATTCCTGAACGGCAAGGTCCAGGAGCGACTGGTTATGTAGCACGGTGATGGTCATGCGGGGGTTACGTTTGTTCTTTTTGATTTTGGCTCATGCACCTTTCTATATTCAAATTCCTTTACTATGCGCTCCGGCATCTCATCCAGGCGCTTGCCGATCGCGACGTGAAAGTTTTTGTTCTGATCGGCATCGCGCTCGCGGATCTCGATGAGCTTCTGGTTGGTCTCGTTCTGCTTTTTCGAGATCTCGATGAAATTGTCCTGAGATTTAAGCGCGACCTGCTTCCATGTTTCACTGTTCTTTTTGTACTCCAGATAGAGGTGCCGCACCGCGATCAGCAGCAGCACGCAGAGTGCGCCTATGACGCCGTACTCGAGAAAAGGTTTTGTGGCTGCTTCCATTTTTGTTAGTGTCTTATTGCATCAATTTCGATCTGGGGGTAATCGATCGTTATGTTTTTAACCTTAAATCCATCAGCGGCCAGCTGAAGGTTTGCTTCTCTTTTAATCGTTGCTGGAGCATTACGGGACTTGAGCAAATGTTTGATCCCAATGCCCACTTCTGGGCTTTCCTTCCAGGAGCCTTTAAACGAGGTGAGCAAAAGTTCAATTTCTTGCTGCTCACTTTTACCAATGACGAAATCGCCATTTTCAATCCGCAGCCTTTTATTTTCGTCCAGAAGTATGTCCATTATTCCTGTATAATTCCAACAGCGGTTCCACCGCCACTTTGTACTCCTGCCACGGTTGTTTTTCTACTTATGACAAATAGCGCCACACCTTCAGCAATCTGATCGGCCAGATACTTTCGGGCCTTATAGATGTCCACTTCTGGATCATCACTTTTAAAGTCCATCGCATCCTGTATTTTCTTGCTCAATTGCGCCTGTGTAATTGCCATTTTATCTACTTTAAAATGCGGTTTAACCTTAATTTAATATTGATCATTTCGGCCACGTTGATCGTATTGCCGTAGATCACCTTAATTTTATTGACTTCATCAATGAGGTCATTTATCACCTTCTTTAAACTTTCGCCATCGCGTTCCAGTTTAAAGCCGTCCCGGTCAATTTCTTGCACCGTGGTACCCCTTTTAAAATAGGTTTGATCAACTTGGCTAAAGGCGATGATACTTGCTGTGGTTGCGCCCGGTGCAATGGCAATGATCACCGTACTGCCTGGCGTGGGATAATTGATGAGTTTATCGTTTCCATTTTCAAGCACTGCATTGAGCGAAACCCGAAAGAAGTCTTTAGATCCATCCAGTGCGATCACTTCGCACTGATCCTCACTCACACTTTTCACTTTTGCTTCAATTACCTGAAGGCGCGTGTACCGACCTACCAATTTTTCTAGAGCTTCCATCAGTTCACTTCTTTTCCCAGTTCCAGTGTACGCCTATAACCTGTACTCATACTTGCTTTGACCTCCACCGCGTCCACAAAGTGCATACTGTCGCGCTGCTCATAAATCGTATCCAATACACGAACGGTTTGGCCATGTACCACAAATGGAAATCCGAAACTGGTAAGGCTCCCATCATAACCACCACGGCTCTTTACATTCTCATAGGTCAATTCCAATAATGATTTAACTTCCTCTTTAGTCCAACCTGATGGATAAGTATTTCTTTGGATATCGCCGCCCTCTTCGCCCACGCTCTCGCGTACGATTGTACCGTCTGACTGGGTACTGCTCCCATAAATTTTTATTTTTACATCGGTGGCAGCTACGTACTTCAGATCGGTATCGGTGATGTTTTCACCATATTTATAATTTGCGACCACTTTAGGGATATTTTCATCGCTATAAACTTTCCCTGAGGTTAGAACCCCTTTTCTGAAAAAGGTATAGATCCCAGCGGTTTTGCGCAGCTCTTCAAATATTTTGGCAGGTGTGGTCTGCAACAGGGAAAAATCACCGTAAAATTCATCCAGCACGTTTACCTCATAACCAGGTGCAGCACCTTCAACAATTTGCCGAACGGTCGCATCCTTGATGCTTACGCTTACTTCTTTGCGCTTCAGCTGCCACATCTCATCTTCACACTCTATAAGCATGGGCAATGTGGGCTGTGGGCTCCTGGCAACATAGCCCTCAAATTCGGTGACCAACTGCCGGTCGTAGCCCATTTCTATTTTGACGGGCATTCCGGTTTTGATACGCTCCCTGATGTTAATGATGGGCTTGAGCTTATTGCCCTCATAATAGTGCAGCGCCTTGGGGAGTTCAATAAACGCGGTATTGGTGAACAGCCTCCAGCTGCTCTTGATGTTCACGCTCGAGAACGCGTCAAAGATCAGTTCACCTATCGTAAGCCTACAGCAGAATACCATTGGTCGGGTTTAAGGTGAACGGGATCCGGCTCTTTGCGGTGATCTCAAAAGGCTGTACGTTATCATATCCCACGGCTGCGGGAAACTTGATCTCGTGAAGGCTTATGTAATAAATGTCCAGTAAGTTTAAGAACGTAGATTCCACGCCCAGCGTGGTATCTTTTAGTGCAACCAGATCCTTGAGCTCTTTTACCTGTTTTTCGGGATAAAAGCCCAGATAATGGTTAATGACAAAGCCTCTTATGATCAGTTGCCAATCGCCAAGCCCCATCAGTTCCTCTACATTGCCATCGCGGCCTATGATATCGGTCTCCACGATCTTCTTGGGAAGTAGGGCCTCTGTAACACACTCCAGGGGAAAATCATAACCTTCAAACTTTTCACCGGTAGCCTCTATAATCTTGGGCTGGATCGTGATAAAATCCCAGACTGGAGTACCCAATAAACTGATCTTATTGATCCGCGCATTGAACTCCACGAGATTGATCCCGTGGCTCCCATGCTTGGCAGGAATATCCTTGGTGGAAATCCCCACATTGAAGCCAAAGTGGGATTTAAAAAGTTCCGGTATGTTGAAATTATAGGACAATGCTTTCTCCTTCTTTGGCCGATTGGCGCTTACTTTCAAAATGGAGGGCAAACTTTAATTGCTCCCATTTATCCCAAAATTGCTGATCGTCTAGATCTTCTACATTGGGAATATGAAAATGATAGCCAATAAGCGCGGTTACTTTTCTTATGAAATCCTGACCTCCTTCCTGGCTTATGGGGAGGCCTAGACCTCCCCCAGGTTAGCGTCTAAAAATTTGATGATCCCAGAGGCTTGGATAGCTGCACTATCTGCAATGTCATTGTCGTTTAGAAGGCGCTCATCACCTCCCAGCCAACAGTTATTGCGGATGAATTCACCACATTCCAGTATTTTGTCCTTGGCATACATGCTCAGGGCGGTGGCCTTGTGGTTCCGGTTAGGCTTGCGCAGGTAGCCCACGGCCTTGTCTTTTTCGCTTACGCTGACTTCTAACCTGTAAACTGATCTATGCTGCTTTTTCCAGTCGGCGATCTGCTCTTGGCTGATATTGCCTGATTTTGTCTCTTTTGCCATTTTATATGCTTTTAACTTTTTTGATAATTGATTGATCGTACTCTTCGAGGTGTACTTGACACCCAGTTCCCTGCATTCATCCCTGAGCTCCTGTAGGTGCTTAGGCATTCCAGATGATATTGTGGATGTAAAGTGGGATCTCCTGGCTCAGCGCGTCGGTACTTCCACTGTCACCGCTACGGCCATTCTCCTTGAACTTACAGCCCACCAAAAGGTGCGATACCTGAAGGTTGTTCCCATCCACATAACTTACCGAGATCACAAATGGAGCGATATCCGGTAGTGATGTCAAGGGTGGAAGGCTGGCCTGGATAGCGTCCAGCTCTTCGGTAAGTAAAGTCACAGATCCTTCATAGCGCTCATCGCCCTGGGTGTAACCTATGGGTTTAGAAGTACCCACCGCTTTCACGGGATCGATGCTATCCATTCTCTTATAGCTAATGGACGTCATGCCTACCAGCGTCCGCCCAAATATATTGGCGCGGATGCTTGAATAGTTGCGGTAACGCCCATTGACTTGCTGCTCTCTTTGTGCCATTTTTAGTTGTTTATGGGATTGTTAAAACCGATTTTCAAGGTGATTTCACGACCTATGGCAACCGGGATAAAGCTTAGCTGTACTTCTAGTTTTGAAGTTGCCAGTACATTCTGGCTGGGATCGATGTACGCCTGTACACGACCGCTGATATCACGGTCTGAAAGCATGGGATCAAGTGCGGCGATGGTCAGCCCTTCGAGTTCCTTGCGATCTTCCGGTGCGATCTCCCCTGTATCTGGATCCACGTACAAGCGGCCTTTTACGCGTGGCAATAAAGCCGTGCGTGCAAGCTTGATCGCTTTTTTTATGGTGCGGTTGTTCTCGACAAACTTGTAATCGCTGGCATTATCTGTACAGGTGGGCGTATCCACAATAAAGAAACCGGCAATTCCTGCGACTGAAGTGGCGAATATGAAACCCTTATCGTCAAGTAGATCAAGATCACTATCTGAGTATTCCTCGATTTTCTTGCCCGAGCTCAGCCCGGCATTAAGGAAAACCTTCTCATTGCGGTTGGTCAAATTGAAGGTATCGATCAATTCCCCCGCATTTTGGCTCACCGCGGCTTTGCTCACCAGTGCCGCAAATTCTTCCACAGCTGCATAGCCAAAATAGGCCGCGCGCTTTTGTGAAATGTCATAATCCGCAAGGATCACCACCGAAACGTCCGGCGCTTTATCCTCCAGGGCTTTTAGATCTACCAATGCCGCTGTGGTACCGGTGAAGTTCCTGCCCTCGATGAATACCTCAAAATAGCGGCCTTTGTCAAACTGGGCGGTCACTAGATCCTGCGCAAGCTGCACCGCTGGCAGGACTTCATCACTGAGGCCGTTTGCAACGGTAACCACGTAAGCCTCTTCCGGGTTACGTGCCAGTGCTACTTGCACGATGTCGGTTTTTGACCTTACGAGCTTCGCCAGGTAATTCATATCCTTATCGGCCATATCCACAAGCGTTACCGCCTGTGCAACCGGCATAAAGTAAATGATGATACTGGGGTTCTGGATGAACATCCGTAAAAGTCGATGGAAGACCAGCACCTCATTATCGGTATCGTAAGCTTCATTGAGACCCAGCGCTTCCGCATCGCGGATGCTATTTAGGGTGTAGATCTCATTAAGTGTAAGATCTGCGGATCCCACGGCGTTCATCACGATGCCCGTGACCATATCGGCATTGGGATCCCTACGACCCAGACCGCCGTCCTGCTTTTCTATTTTAAGATTTGGCCTTGCCATTATTTCTTATCTTTTGATTTGGATTTTTCCGCCTGAAGTTCTTTCAGTTCCTTCTCAGCGTTTTTTTGTGCATCTTGGGAAGCTTTTAGGGCTTGCTCCATTTGCTCGGCATGCTTTTCAGCTTCGGCAATCTTTTCGCGCAGCTCTACCACGGCCACCACTTCAGCGGCGGATTCGGTATTGAGTTCCGGAATGTCCTCTCCAAGGTCTGCGGCGTTACTGGTTGCCTCTAGCGTAGCTTCAAGCGTCGCATTACGGCTCTTAAGCTTTTCGAAAGCCGCTTCCAGATCCGAATGATCCTCAGGCTCGTGCCCACTACGAAAAAAAACAGTAGGCGTCTTTTCGTGCCTTTGCCTTCCTGAGTAATTACGTGCCTTGATGCCGGAGAAAAACGGCTGACCGTCTTCTGTGATATGTACCTCGCCCTGGTCTGGGTTATCCTTGAGGATCTGCCTGGCTAACTTTTCGTGTTTCTTCATGATTATGGTTTGATATATTTGATGAGCAGCGCTGCCGCTACGATTAATATGCTTATACCGCCGATCCATGCCAGTACCTTGACGTACCAGGGCGTATATTTTTCTGGGATCACGACCGTTTTTTGAAGGTTTGTGATCAGTTCCCGTTGTTTTTCTATGATTTTATCCTGCACCCGAATCAATTCCTGGTACTGTTCGCATTTACAATCAACAATAAGAGTGTCGTTTTCTTTGGAAATGGTCACCGAGGCGCGTTCTGTTTTTCGGGTAATCGGTACCTCTTGGATGTCATAAATTGGGATACGCACCTTTATACTGTCACCGGGGACTGTGATAATGGTATCACGCTTTACCGTACGCACAGTCGTAAAAGTGCTATCGGTGACCGTGGTTTTTTCGCTCAGGTCGATCTTTCTGGCCCCGCAGGAGCAGATCAAAAAGGTCAGTATTATGATAATTATCGCTTTCATACAATTGTTAGGTTGAATTTATTTGGCATTAGCTCCAAAAGCTTATCCATGGTATCGCCGCTATTTATGACGTCAATCAAGCCATCGGCATTGATATCACTTAGATCGCTTCCTACGAGTATGCATCCTTCAATATCCGTGTAAAAGTTACCGGGATGGATCAGGATGTAGGTACGGCCATCTACACCGCGCACATGAAAGTGCTGTCCAAACTTTTTACTCCAGCGTTTGGTCACTAAATAGTCACCGATTGGAATACAGCTTATTCTTATTTGGTTTTGCCTCCAGGGCAATTCCAGTGTCCAGCAATCGAAAATGGTAGAACCGTTGGCATCTATCACATAGGCTTTACCTATGGTCTGTTTGGTGCCAGGATCAATACGGTCTATAATCAGTTGACGGGTGAGGGACATAATTTTGTATAAAAATGGCCCCTGCCTTTTGAGGGGCCATTTATTTAACTATTCAATTATTGATCTAGACGGTAACTCCGGAAACCAAAGCTCCAAAGCCATACTCCTGCTTCTTATCGGTCAGGCCGTAAGCGTGCAATCTAAATTCAGACTTGGGGTCTGGGCTTCTCGTGTCTTCCATCATGGGCTTATAAAGTGTTTTTACATCCTCGATGTGGTACACCGTATTGGGCGCATAAAAGAAGGTGGAAGCATTACGGTCTGTACCTACAGCAACTGCACCGTCTGGCTTTAAAAGCCCGGCTTGATCATACTTCGCATTCTGGTTATTTTCAAAAAATTGAAGTTTGAAAAAACGCTCAATGGCACCGGTGGACTTGCTGAATTGCAGGTCGCGGTAATTTTGCGTACTGGCTCGGTCTGCATGCAGATCTGCACGGTGCTCAGAACAGAGGATCATAAACCATTTTTTGAGGTCTGGAAGGTTCAACAGCTCCAGACGGTTCATAAAGGTTATAAGATCAACGTAGGTCAATCGCTTACGGCCACCATCCACGGTTTCACCGGTCGTGCGCAATATGGGCATTGCACCATCCACGTTAGCGGCTGGCGCTAATTTCTGAATCGCATAGTCCCGAACGCCTATTTGCCATGATTCCCGATGTTTAACGCGGATCTCTGCATTTTTATCGAATGCCATGTACCGCAGCTCTGCATCGGTAACTTCGGTGTTATCCGTGTCCATTTTATCCCATTCCACAAGGGTTTTCTTCACGGGAACTTTGATGGGGTCAAAAGACGTGTCCTTGTTTATGTAAAAATTGATGTTGTTGATCAGCTTGTTAAAGCGGATCCCATCTTTATCCACGGCTCGCGCGGGGGCACGCTCAAGAACGCCTATAAAGTCATCTTTATAGTTCTTGAATTCGCTGAGCAGCTGTGGTGCTACGTACTGTTGGAGCCATGCCCCATCTACTAATTCTGCCATTATGAATTATGTTTTTTGTTAAACAATTCCTTCCAGGACTCTTCGGCCTCGTCATTGAGCTTAGCCAGGCCTTTTGGGTCTTCTTGCTGCCATTTTTCAAAATCCCATTCCTTACGGTTCTTCAATAGTTCGTGAGGGGCTTCGCCTTCGTCCTTCGGCTGGCGATCCAGTCCATTATTGGGGTTCGGCTTGCCTGCCATACGCTCAAAGGCGCGTGCTGCCATACCGGGATTTGCTTTGGCATCCTTGAGCCATTCTTCTTTTTCCGCGGCCATGATCTTACCCGTCTTTACTGCATTTTCCACTAAGGAGGTGGCAGTGGCGTTGTTAAGATCTTCAAGCTGTGTTCCGAGCGCGTCGGCACTCTTTGCCTTGGCGATCACTTTTGCCAACTCACCCTCCAACTCACGTTCTGAGGTATCTTCGGATATTGAATTGCTCAATAGCCCGGAAAGCATCAGCATGCTTACTAGCTGTTTTTTCATCTGTTTAGATTTGTTATTAGTATTTGATTTTTGAGGAAGGTTAACATCCTTATTGAGAAGTTCCCAGGCCTCCATTTCTGTCTTATTGGTAATGGAAGCCTGTGCGCCGGTGTCCTTGCGTTTTTTTGAAGGTTTTATGATCTTATCGGCCAGTTTTATGTCAATACACTCCTCGGCACTCAGCCAATTGTCCTTGCCATTGTTGAACCAATCGCTGATTATTTCTGTAGTGGCAGTGGTTCTTTCCGCAAAAATGGCCGAAATGCGCTTTTCACAGATCTCCATAAGTTCTATTTGACCACTAATGTGCTTTTTATCCCCGTGACCACCACCTTTTACTGCGTGCATCATAAAGAATGCGCTTTCGGTCATCTCAATGGTATCACCGGCGAGTGCGATAATTCCTCCCATACTTGCGGCCATGCCCTCAACGATCACGTGAACCTTGCAGTTCGAAGCGCGTAAAAGGTCATAGATAGCGAGACCTTCAAAAACAGATCCGCCACCGCAATGCACACGCATGGTGAGGTTTCGGTTATCCTTTATGGCTTCACGAAATGTATTTTGAAAACGGGGGTAGTCAAATTCTTCCCATTGGCCTATATACCCATAAAGGAGTATTTCCGGAGTGGATCCGGCTTTGTTGTTTACTTCATATTGAAAGGGTGATTTTTTGGACACTTGCGTTTCGTTTGGTTTCCCACTTCGGGTTTAATGTGGTGGCAAAGATTAGCCGTTTGCACCCCTTCTAAAAATTGGGCAATAAGTGCCTTAACCCACGCCTTTAGGGACTTTATTTTTTACTTAAGTCTCTAAGTAGACATAAGCTCACCGCCCAACATATACAGCATCTTTGCACTATAAAACTGGTATAAATGGCAAAAAAGAAAGGGCTCAGTAATGACGATAAGAAGGCAATCGCCTTTGACCTATATATAAGCAGCGATAAATCACAGAAGGAGATCGCCCAGATCGTCAACGTCAACGAGGCCACGGTGAGCCGGTGGAAAATAGACGATGATTGGGATCTGGCCAGACAGGCCACCACGATCACCGCCCAGAATATCATCACCAACCTTTATCAAAAAGCCTACGAGCTGAGCACCGCAGAGGTGATCGATGCCGATAAGATGATCAAGATTGCAAACAGTATTGAGAAGCTGAGCAATAGAAAAGTGACCATCAGCAATATCATAAACGGTTTTAAGGAGTTCACAACTTTTGCCTTTGGCGAAGATGCAGAGCTGGCCAAGCAGATCAACAGCATGCAGCGAAGATTCCTTGATCATAAAATAAACGGAAAGTAAATGGCGCAGGCAATCACAAAACGCGATTATGCCGAATGGCTTGAATTCTGTGCCCAGGTACAGAACAGTACCTCTGTGGCCTTCAATGAAGACCCAAAGGTGCAAGCCGAGCGCAAAAAGAAAGGGCTCAAGGATTATAATTATTTCGTCAGGAAATACTACCCGCTCTATGCGGATGCCGATTGTTCGGACTGGCAGATCGCCTTTGCCAATGCCTGCCTAAAAGACCCCAACTTCTTTGGCGTGGCCGAGTGGCCACGGGAACATGCAAAATCGGTGCACATCACCATTATCATTCCCATGTGGCTCATCGCCCACGGGCAATTGACCGGGATGCTGCTGATGGGAAAAAATGATACTGACGCCTGTAACCTCCTGAGCGATATACAGGCGCAATTACAATTTAATGAGCTCTTCGCAAATGACTTTGGTGAGCAGTACAACTTTGGCACTTGGCAGGATGGCGATTTTACCACAAAGGGCGGAATCCGATTTAAAGCCTATGGCCGAAACCAGTCACCACGGGGAGCGCGTAAAAATGAAAAACGCCCCAATTATGGCGTTATTGACGACATCGACGACGACGAAATCGTCAACAATCCAAAAAGGGTCGATAAGGTCGTTAATAACATCCTTGGGGCGTTTTATTTCGCATTGAGCATTAAGGGTGCAAGGCTCTGCATGGGCGGGAACCGGATACATTCCAATTCTATTCTCGCAAACATAGTGGGCGATACCCGTCCCGGTGCTAAAAAACGCGAGGGACTTTATCACAGTAAGGTCTATGCCCTGACCGATATCGTCAAGGACGTAGATGGCGAGATCACCAGCGCAAAGGTTGCCTGGCATCAGCGCTACACGCTTGAAGAAATCGTGCGCAAAATGAAAAAGGCGGGGCCAATACGCGCGATGAAAGAATTCTTTCACCAGAACGCGGTGGACGGGAAGATATTTAAGAACCACTATTTCAAGTTTGCCAAGATCCCGCACCTAAAGCAGATGCAGGTAATCATCGGTTATTTTGACCCTTCCTTTGAGAATTCCATGACCAGTGACTTCAAAGCCATATCGGTCTGGGGGCTGCGCGGCCAAAAACGGTTTTGCGTGAAACGCTTTACGCGCTGTTGTGAAGTTGAGGATGCTTTCACCTTTATGATCCGCTATGAAAAGACACTTCCCAGTAATGTGGGGATCATCTGGTATATGGAGCAGCAATTTATAACCACTCCCATTAAGAATGCCCTTAAACGGGTGATCAAACGGGAAAAATACAGCCTTGCGGTGATCACCGATACAAGGAAAAAACCCAATAAATATACCCGCATGGTTCGTATGGAACCGGAGTACGCCTCTGGCAACGTGGTGTATAATATTGATGAGGAAAACGATACGGATATGGTGGAGGGCAATAATCAGGTCAAAGGTATAGAACCCGGGTACCGCTCCCCAGATGATTCACCGGATGCCGATGAGGGCGCTTGGTTCTATCTGGATCAACATCAGCACCTCTCCTTTGATGAAATTGATGATAACGCGGCCGTGGGCCAAAGGGAAAGAAATCCCGATAAACAATACTGATATGGCATTTTTAGAAGACGGGGACTTTGATCCTCAAATACGCGGCTGGATCCGCCAAGTGATCATCCAGAAAGATCCCGCAGTACAGCGCAAGTCAGAGCTTGCCGCACAGGCCGAAATGGAAAGCTACCTGCGCAACCGGTATCAGACCGGTGTTATTTATGAGGCCGTGGGAGAAGCCCGCAACGCCCTGATCGTAATGTATATGGTAGATATGGCCGTTTATCATTTGCACGCCAACATATCACCCGAAAACGTGCCGGAAATTAGGCAAATACGCTACGATTCGGCCATTGACTGGCTTAAACGAGTCGCACGTGGCGATATCAGCCCCAACCTTCCGGAGATCTCAAACGTGCCCGAAGGTGTGGATCCAGATACTGATAGTGTATTTACCCAAATGGGCAGCAACCAAAAATATTCAGAAGGCTACTAGCCGGATAAAATCAAACCCCAATGAGCATACTTGAAAACTGGAAAAAAGGCATATTTGGTGAGATGACCAACCTCGCCGATAAAAAGGACTATGAAAATGCGGTGCTGAAAATGGTCAACGCCATCAAGAGCCAGCGCACACTTTACCGAAAAGAGATCCGTGAATGGAAAATGGCACGGGTGTACGCCTTCGCCACGGAAAAGCCAAGGCGTAAGCTCTTGATTGATCTTTATGAGGACATCCTTGACGATGCCTTTATTTATGGGCGGGCGGAAACGCGAAAGCTGAGGGTTTCTAACAAAGGTTTTGCAATCGTCAATGGGGAAGGTGAGATCGATGAGGAAAAAACTAAGCTTTTACGGAAAAGCTGGTTCAATCAATTTATAAAGTATACGGTGGAGTCGGTGTATTTTGGCTACAGCCTGATGTACCCGTCCGAATTGGATAAAAACGGTTTTATCAAAAAACTGGATCTCGTGTGGCGGGATCATGTGGTGCCAGAAACCTGTGAGATCTTAAAGAGCCCAGAAGATCAGACCGGCGAGCGCTTTGATGAAGAGCCGTATGTGCGCTGGATGATCTGGGTCAACCATGAGAAGTTCTTGGGCTTGCTCAATAAGGCCGCACCACTTTACATTTTCAAGAAACACTCCTGGCAAAATTGGGACGAGTTTGAGGAGCTTTTTGGGGTTCCCATCCGTACCGCAAAATATGCCGGTAACGATAAACGGGTACAGGCCGAAATTGACGGCTGGTTAAAAGATCTGGGCACCGCTGCCTGGGCAAGATTCCCTGAAGGGGTGGAACTCGAGATTCATGAGTCCAAAAGCCGGGACAGCTTCAATGTGTTCAACGAAAAACGCAAGGCCTGTAATGAAGAGCTGGCCACACTCTTTGATGGTCACTTTGAGACCGCCAAGGATACGGGCAGTCGTGCCAAGGCGGGCAGCATTATTGAAAGTACACAGGATCTTATTACGATGGATGATGAAACGCGGGTGGAGTTCGTCATTAACGATCTCCTGATGCCGATGTTAAGAAATATGGGCTATCCCTTTGGTGAAGATGATGCCTTTATCTGGAACGAGAACGCAGAAAGCACACCAGAGGAGCGCTTGAAGATATTTCAGGGAGTTAAGAAATTGGGCTATAATGTGAAGCGCGAGCAGATCGAGACCGAACTTGATGTGGAGCTGGAAGATGGGGAACCTGACCCAGAACCACCGGAACCGGATCCCAAAGATCCAGACCCAAATAAGAATAAGGCAAATTTTAAGAAGCCCCACGACCATAAAGGGCGTGGGGCGGCTCCTGTAGATTACCGGGTGATCAATTTTAACTTGGTCAATAAAATAGGACCCGATGAGGAGCGCTTGCTCAATGAGATCTTTCACAATACCGGTAGCGTAAACTGGGATTATAAAAGCTTTAAATCATCACACGGCCGGTTACTCGAAGGCTTACAAAAAGGCTTCGGAAAAATAGACCAGGGCTTTGGCGCTGATGATCATTTGACCATGCGCCACCTGCGCTCTAGCGTGCACCGCTTTGGGGTTGAGAAAACACAAAAGGAAGTCTTTGACCTAAACCAGATCCTCAAGGATCCGGACGTGGACAGCTTCAGTAAATTCCGCAACCGGGCGGTGAAGCTTTTCCCTAACTATCGCGGGAGTTGGTTAAAAACCGAATATGACCAGGCATTTGCAACCAGCCAAATGGCCGCACGCTATAACGAGATGCAGGCCGATAGTGAAGATGCTCCCTACTGGCGGCTCTCTGCCATTATTGACGATGGTACCACGGAGATCTGCCGCGCGCTGGATGAGAAGGTTTTCCGTAAGGATGATGCCGAAAGCTGGCGTTTCCTTCCGCCCAACCACTGGAAGTGCCGCAGTGATGCCGAGGATGTACTTGAAGGTTATGACGGTGAGCTCAGCGATATCAAAGACGGTATTTCCGCAGATCCCGACGGTTGGGATCGTATGAAAAAGAGCGGGCATGACATCAACTGGGGCGATTCAAAACAGGCCTTCAGCGCCTCGCAAAGCTATCTGAAGGGATTGGCGCTGCCGGGCATTGATGTGAACGATTTTAGCTATAAAACATTTGGGCTTAAGAAAACGGCCAATATTGGCGGAAAATCGGCGGTTTCCGAAGTAAAAACGGCCTTTAAAGATTTAAATCAGGACGGCGGTATTGGCAGTATTCCCGATGTGAACGGCCTGCCCGTCTTTGTAGATGAGCAGACCTTTGAAGGGCTTGACGGGATGGTACAAAACAGCCTGAAAGCCACCATTGGGAAAGCCGATGAAATTTACTGGAGCGAGACCGGCACCGATCTCTATTATCGCTATTTCAAACATTTTACGGAAGGCAGCGTGCTGATTGATGTAAAATTCACCAAAGAACTGCCGGCAATGATCACCGCCGCCACTTGGAACCTCGAAGCGGATGCCAAACGGAAAGGCCTCCTTATTTACTCAAAAGACTAAACAATGAACGGACTTCAATACGCACTTGAACTTATAGACCGCAACTTTGGCGTGGGCATTCGTAAAGCGAAGGCCGGTACCAAAGGGCTTGATGACGCGGTGGGTAGAACCAACCGCAATATCGCGAAGGTCAAAGTGACCGGGGAACGCTCTTTTGGTGGCCTAGGTAATATTGCACGGCGTGTAGCGCCCATGGTTGCGGGTGTGTTTGCCATAGGTAGTGCGATCGCATTTGGAAATGAGATCACGCGGGTAACCTCCCAATTTGAAGGTTTTGAAAATGCGATCGCATTTGCAAGTGGTCAGGATGGCGGACAAAATATCAGGTTTCTGGATTCAGAAATCAAAACCCTCAATCTGGATATGGCCAGCTCTTACAAGGGCTTTCAGAAATTAACGGGATCCATGAAGGGCACTTCCCTTGAGGGGCAGGGCGTACGCGATATCTTTGACGGTGTGGCCACCGCCGCCACGGTTATGAACCTTACCGCTGAGCAAAGTGAAGGTGCATTTTTGGCCTTGAGCCAAATGGCATCCAAAGGAAAGGTGCAAGCGGAAGAATTGCGTGGGCAATTGGGCGAGCGTATTCCTGGGGCATTTAAGATTGCCGCTGATGCCATGGGCGTCACACAGGGCAAGCTCAACGAGATGCTTGATACCGGTGAGGTTTATTCGGAAGACTTCCTTCCCAAGTTTGCCAAGCAGCTCAAATCTGTCTTTGGTGATGGGTTGGCAAAAGCGGCAACGAGTGTACAATCTGCCATCAACCGCAAGAACAATGCGCTGCTAAGTTTCAAACGTGTCTCCGGAGAAGCTTTTCGGCCATTGATCACCGGCACGCTTGAGGCGGGCACGGTGCTTTTTGGCTTTGCTTCGGAATTGGTACAGAATTTAAAACCGGTCAAGGAAGCCCTTGGGGTGATCTGGACTGCCATGAAACCGGTACGGGATTCCTTTGCGGCCTCTTTTGCGCCCATCAGTGCCTTTGGGAAGGCGGGCGTTTCCGCAGCTGGAGTGATGGAATATCTAGGCGCGATAATCGAGAAGGCCGCGCCCGTTGTGGGATTTCTTTCTGAAATATTTGCATATATGCAAATTCAGGTGCTCAAGGTAAGCGGTGCGCTATGGGAAGCCATATCCGGACTTAACGAGTCTGGCGCGGCGGGCGAGTTCCTGACCAATGTTATGCACACCTTGGCTTGGGTGTGGGAACTTATCAAACCTGCCATATCGGTGGTCTATGATATTCTGGCGGAAACCGTAAAAGTGATATTTGCGGTGGTGGGAAGTGTGATGACCCTGGTCAATGCCATGTTTGAATGGGGAAGGCAGACCGAATGGGTGCAGCGCCTGCTCAATGCGCTGGCCGGTACCGCTGCTTCGGTATTTAAGCACATCAAAGAAGTGGCCATGAACGTGCTGGGCAGCGTGGGCGATCTGCTCGTGGGCATTTTTACCTTTGATGTGGATATGATCAAGAGCGGACTTGCCAAGGGCTTTGATGCCATAACCGGTGCCTTTGACACCGTGGATGCGGTGGTAAATGGCGCGGTGGAAGGCTGGAACAAAAAGCTGGAAGCGCCCATCAGCAAAAACATCAAAGTGAGCCTACAGGAACAACAGTCTGAAGCGTCAAAATTAAATGGCAGTTCAAACGGGCTTGAAACATCATTAAATGGCGATGATAATGTGGTTAAGGCAGGAAATGACCGGGCCACCGTGGCCGGTTCTGGTAAGTCTGAGAAGCACACCACTTTTAACATCCAATCTTTTGTGAAGGAGCTCACCATCCAGACCACGAACCTGAAGGACAATCCGGCGGACATCAAGCGGATGATCACCCAGATCTTTAACGAGGCCGTTGCAGATCTAGAACTGAGAGCCAATGCCTAACCATAACGCGAAAAAGTTCAACATCCTGCAAAGCCAATACAAGGGCTTTCGCCGTAGGCTTCCCAATAAGGTAGCCATTACCGCGGTGAACTTCTTTAAGCGGAACTTTAAGGTTGGCGGGTTTGTGGACCGCCCCTTCAGAAAATGGAAGAAATCAAAGTACCCGGGCAAAAAGGGCACCACCATGGTCCAGAGCGGGAAAACGCGGCGGGATATAAAGAAGCTAAAAGTAAGCCAGCGTAGGGTGGTCGTGGGTATTGGCGGCCATAAAGCCTATGCCGAAATTCATAACACCGGTGGCAAGCTCCCGATCACGCCAAAGATGCGCCGCTTTTTCTGGGCGAAATGGTATGAGACCAAAAATGACTTTTGGCGAAATATGGCCCTTACCAAAAAAACGCATTTGGATATCCCGCAACGGCAATTTATAGGTGACTCCAAAGTACTTGAGATCACGGTGGAGCGTATGATAATCAAAGAACTTAAAAAAGCATTAGGATGAGCGCAAAGGGACATACATTTTTAGAGATCAGCACATACCTGATGGCAAATGTGGAAGGGCTTGAATTTGTGGATAAGGACAAAGGCCAACTGGAGGACATCAGCAACTTTGTATTTCCACGGCCTGCGGTATTTATGAGTTTTGGGAGGTTTGAATATACCAGTACCGGTACCAGGACAAAAGTAGGTAAGGGCGTGATCCGCTTCCGTACGGCCATTGAAAACTATGCCGATAGCTATACGGGATCAATCAACCAGGAGCAGGCCTTAGCGTTCTTTGAATTTAATGAAATGGTGCACCAGGCACTGGAGGGATTGAGCGGTACTTATTTTACAAGTCTGAATAAGATAGCCGATGAAGATGACACCGATCATAAGAACGTGATCGTAACGGTACTGGAGTATGAATGTAGCCTTGCCGATGATAGCGCAGATCAAAAGAAGAATTTTGTCTTAACGGATCCTGATCTCGATATTAGGCATAAAAAAAACCTGCTGGGGAAGCAGGTTTATGTGAGTGATGATTTTATTGTTTAGCGATTTGAAGCCGTAATTACTTCAATTTTCCCCTGGTCATCGCCCAGGTAACTTATAGTGGCCACATCGGTTAAAAACCGTGTGGTGGCAAACTCTCCCTCCTTTACATCGTCTAGACTGACCTTCCGCGACCAGAAATGAGTAAAGAATTTTACGACATAATTCCAATCACCGGTAATAAGCACTTTGTCAACAATACCGTTCTGATAACCTATTACGGGCGTTGTAGTCATGGTGTAGGTAAGGTAAACAGGTTTTTCCTCGCCCTGCCTTAGTTTTGGTGTGTAAGTCTGCGAGAAGGTGTCTTCATTCTCTTTAAATTCTCCACCAGCCATACGTAAATCTGATTGTAGAAACCCTTGGATCATACCTAAAGGAAAAGCTGGTTCTACATTGGCTAATAGAGTTTCATTCCTATTGCCCATGGCGGCATCTATATCATTTTGACCAAAAGAAGTCTGTGCTTGTATCATTAGTGGAAGAAAAAGTGTTAAAAAGAATAATTTTTTCATCATCAAAGGTTTTTATAATAACCGGTACGGCTTACGATAAGCCAGATTGTATTTTGTTCTAAAGGTAAGAATTCATCTGATAACAACTCCAGTGCATAATCAACGGCAAGTCTCTTTTTATTGGTCAGTGTCCTGAACCGATCACGGATGCGGTTATTACGAAGTTTAAGTTTCTCGTTACTAGCCATTTTGTGTTTGAGGTTGAGCAAATATAGCACCACTTTTTAAGATATGAAAACATTAACAGTTTTAAACGACAATGGCCACCTAATAGGTGGCCATTCACTTTAAACGGTTTGTAGTGCCTCTACCCATTGTTTACGGGTGGGCTCAGACGTTCTCAATAATCTGATTGCGTAATAAAGCTCATCGTGGTCGATCTGATCTGGGGTCTGTTTCTGGATAAGCCCGTACAATGCCATCCGGCAATTGATGACATCATCTATGGCCGTGCCATCATCATCACCCTTTGTCACTAATCGACCATTCTGTAATTCAACACTCATGCGGTTCTTATTTTATATAATTAATAAAATGGACACGCACATAAAATGCCGGCAAAATAGGCTAGATACACCTGGTAGGCCTAAGCTATTTCCATGCGCATCATTAACCTCACTCAATTTTGCAAATATACGTAAAATAGCGGGTTGTGGTTTTGTGTTTTATCGATAAAATGCTAATTTTATCGATATTGGTTGAATTTTCAATTGTTTAAAAATAGTTATCTTAGCTTTTTTTTAACAGTGATTTAATCCAAACAATGAAAATTGATAGAATATTAAAACTTGTTGTCTTAGCAACTTTAATCATTGGCTGCGCTCAAAAAAGTAACGAAAAGAAGGATGTTAAAAGCCAACCCAAAATACAGGAGGTTGTCGTGAACAGGATCGAAGAGCCCACTGTTGAGCCGCGTCTTATTGTAAAATCTGCAATTGCCTCAATTATGAACCGAGAACCTGAAACAATAACCGTTGATGGATCAGACGGGCTTTACTTCGCATATTATCAAAAACCATCTGATGAAAAAATATATGAATATAAATTCATGATCGATGGCAAGAATATAATGTGGGGGAATAAGGACGGAAGGTGGCGGGATACAAAATACGATGAAAAGATATCTTATGAGGAAACCTCAGAAAAATTAATCATCATTCAGATTTTTCAGGATGGTTCAAGGATAGAAGAAGAGTTCAAACTATTTGAATAAAAATCGATAACGAAGGGATAAACGGCATTAAAACGATGCGCTAACACGCTATATAATTAATGCTTTAGTTCTAGCTTATCTATTATAGCTTGGGTTTTAATCCTTCTATTGCCAATTACAGCCATACAATCAAAGCATTGTTCTTTACAGTCTTTTCCCTCTAAAATTTCACCCATCTGTTCTTCGGGGATATTATTTTCAATACAATAATCAAATGCTTTGTTCCATTCGTCAATAGAAAAATCTTCGGGTGTACATTTATTTTGGCAATAGAAGTTCGTGTTATTCATAATGTTTAGTTTTTTAAGTCGCACTAATCATATACCTATTCGTTAGCAAGCATAGCTACTTTTCGTTTTCAAAATCAAAAGAAAGTTGCTCAACTAAATTAGTTGTAAATTTTTTAAATTCGATTTCATCAAAATTATAATTTACAATTTCCTCAATAACTAAAGCATATTCGTCCTTATTGAATAATGCTTTTAAATAACCGTTTCCGTCGCACTCTTTTTTGACTTTTTCAAGTGTTTGAAGAAAAGCACTTTTAACATTCGAATTACTGAAATTAATTGAAAAATCAACAGCATAATTTTCATATTCTTTTGAGATTTCCGAAATAAAAATTCCATGATTTTCAGTATATAAAAGTTCAGAAAGTTTTGAACTTCCTAATTTTTCACAAAATAGAAATATAGTCGCAATCCTCAATTTGTCTTCAAGATTGTAAATTTCTCTTGTCGTTTCGTAAATTATTTTTTCTATTTCCATAATCAATCAGGTGGATCCAGTTGAAACCTTGCCTTAGGTCGACACCACGTCTCGCACTGGTTTACATCGCCGCAACTGCACGCTGGCAGTACATGGTTGATCTCCCCGTGTATATGGCAATCCTCCCAGAAGTCAGTCATTTGCTGCTCGTCGAGATCCAGTGCCAGTAATTCTGTATGGATCTTGATGCCCTGCAACCTGAGCGCGGCGGTCTGTTCTTTTCTGGTCTTTTTCCTAGTGAACAGATTCATAGGGCGGTGGTATAATCAACACCAGTAGCGTTCAGGTGCTTCTTGAGGTGGTACAGGGTGGCATCGGTCTGCGGCACGATCCTGATGCCCAGCACGTGCGCCTGGCGGATCTCGCCCCACATGCCCTGGCTTATTGTGTTGCCATAGAGCCACAGCTCCTTTACGATGCCACTGTTTATTATGGTCAGACCGTTTTTAAGGCCGCGTTCGCGCTCTTCTGGCACGCTGTCGCTCAATGCCTCGCAATCGGCGAAATATGGCACAAACGGCACAATATTGGGCTGTTTTAGGTTGATTTTGCGAACGACGGCGATGATCTTCTCTAAGTTGGCCGTGACGTCCCCGCCTATGGGGTGTGCGATGTAGACTATTTTCCCCCTAGCCCCCAAAGGGGGAACTTGAGCTTCCTGTGTGTTATTTTTAGTTTTCATACTCATCTTTAAACTGTTGTTCAAATTCCTTTTTGCCCAATTTTGTGATGGCCGCTGCTATGTCGTGAAAGCCGTTTTCCTGAGAAAATTCCAGCTTCTGGGTATAAGTGTCCTTTGGCTCTATTTTCTTGGCCATTTCCTCTCCCAGCATGAGGTTGCTGATGTTCGGGTTCTTTGAGATCTTGGCCGCTTGCAGCATTAATTTTGCGTTGCTGGAAATGGCATTGCTCACATTTACCAGCGATTGTGCTTGTTTTGGGTCTAATTCCCCCTTTTCTAGTTTATCAAATACTTGAAAAAGTTTCTCGTTAAGGTCTAAAATGTTACTCATGATCTTTGATTTTACTTATTAATTTTAATGTGGTCTTGAATTCTGGTGGATAGTTGTGAATGGTGTTGCGCTTCATGTTCTCCGCATTGCTGATCATCTCAAGGTTTGAAAGTTCGCAGTTAAGGCTGTCCCCGTCTTTGAACACGATGTTCATGCCTTTGGGTATCTCACCGTGTTCCTTTTTCCAGATCTGCCGGTGGAGGAACTTAGACTTTCCGTCTGGCATACCCACCCTTTTATATGGATGCGACCCCGGCCGCTCGGGATGGTCATGAACGATGACCACCTCTCCAGGGGCAAGTGTATTAGCTGGTTTGTGCCCCTTCTTAAAGCGGTTGACCTTGGTGCGCTCAATCTGCTCTGGGGTCATGAACTCGGTTATTTTCTTGCCTTTATTTGGTGGGATATGGCCTTTTTGTAGGCGGGAGTCCATTGCACGCTGCTCAATGAGCTGTGAATATCCAAGTTCATGGGCGGTGGCGCTTATAAGGCCGGAAAATCTGCGTAGCTCGGCTGCCATTGTCTTTATCGAATCAGTCTTGATGTGCTCATGTATGTACTGGATCTCCTCTTTTGTAATGGGCTTTTTCCTGCCCTCAGATCGCCGGTATATCGCCATTTCTCGGGTAATCTTAAGCCCGTGTTCTTTCAGAATGGAGTAAATCACCGATCGGCTTACGCCAAGTTTAGCCCCCAGTTCTTTACCGGTCATGATCAGGTAATTGTCTTTTACGAACTGGATATTCTTAGATGTCTTAAGTGTTTTTGGCATTTTAAACTGGATTTAAAGTGTGTTTAAATGGACTTTAACGATCAGCATGAGCCAACTGGCCAATGCCATCAAGCAGCATACGATCACGCCACATAAAAAGCCGTGGCGAAAATGTTTAGGGTCTGGCGGGTTATTCATCTTTTCCATCCTATTGATTTTGATATTTCGGGGGTGAAACCGCCCATTTCTTGCCAGCGTTCAAAAAGTCTGTCCTTTATTTTGTACTGCTCCTCATTTTCGCCCGAGGGCAGGAAACGGTGCCATTTACAGAGCTGATATCTATCCGCGGCTTCGACCTCTAGCATTGTTGGAAATCTCATAATTGAGATTCCGCAGTCCAGAACTGGGCTACTTGATAATTAAGATCCTCCATGGCTGCAATGGCCACTAATTCTGGGAGAGCGCTCACTCTATCCTTGAGCAGCACCAGCAGCTGCCCACAGGCACCGTAATAGGCGCGGCGGATCTCCTGAAGCTGTATGTCGCTCATATTCTCCTTTTTGATATTTACCATGCTTAGATATTCATCGAATTGATTCTCGATATCGAAGGGGTTGGTTTTGGTTTTGTCTGGCATATTATTTTTTTTAATCGTTCTTATTTTGTTCATCATTACAATCCTCACACAGCCCGTTGAACATATCAAGTTCATCTTGTGGCGTGCGCTGCAAACATTCTGGACACTTTGGATCTACAGATATTTTTACTGGAAACTCCCCGAGAATTTCAAGTGCAATTGAAACCCCTACTTTTACGTCCTTCGGGCGTGGCTCTTTGATTTCCACTTGATCTCCATCCTTGTTTTCGAAAAATACCTTTCCATCAGCATTTTTGATATCGATTAACTCTTCGGTACGTTTCTCGTACCAGTCTTTTAGTGCAAATACTGCTTCTAGCGCTTCGTTCATTTTGATTCTATTTAGTTGATTTATTATCCTTTTTTACCTGTTTTTCAGCCTGTTTGATCCGTTTTTTAGCGGCGTTGACCGCGGAGCTGTTGTCCTCATTAGCCTTGGCACGCTGTACGAACTCCATACGCCGCTCTGCGCTGCGCTGCTGGCCGGAGGATGCCGTCTTTGCCTGTACATGATCTTGGTAGGATTGTTCTGAAGCTGTAGTGAGGCGCTCGTCAAAATAATGGCCGAACCATTTCATGACCGTGGCGGTATGCAGGCGATCCATAATGCCGGAGCACTCTCCATTTTTTGCCCGTGCGAATACCAGGTTTATATCGGCAATGTTCAGGCTGCGGTACTTATCACAGATGCGGAAGGCGAGGTCATCGATCTGGTGCTCCTTCCACGGTTTTTTGAGATCCAGTATGTTATTGAGGTCAATAAGCCAAAGTTTGATATACGCCTCCACGGCACGTTCGCCCAGCTGGCGTACCAGTGCGCCCATTTTTGGAGCGCCGCTCATCATGGCCTTGGTAATTGTGGTGCAGGTGCGGTATTGGCGCATGGCCTGCTTAGGTGCGTAGGTCGTCAATAACGCTTTTGAGGTAATCGTCGCTAACCCCGTTTGTTCCTGTTTTGCTAAATCTTTTGACATTGGAAATAATTTTGTTGATTTGCCCCTCGATGTAGGTGAGGTCTGTATTTTTCTGATGGAACTCGTCCAAGTACTTCCAGCTGCCCAGGATCACCCGCCACAGTTCCAGCGCTTCCTCTTCTGAGCCGGAAACCTTCTTGAGGTAAACAATGATCCTTTTAAGTGCCTGTCCATCTTTAGTAGCAAACTTGGGCGGGATCTCTTTGTAATTCTCATAGAAACGGAACCAGGCATCGGTAAAATGGGTGTAGAAGCTTTTTTTGGATTCAATGGCAGTATAGGTGATGTGCTTTTCGTAGCGCTGGCGGTAAGTCTTGATCTCGGTTTCCTTCAGGGGAACGATAATCCCGAATTTGTCCAGTATCAAATCGGTCATTTTACCAGAAGTTCGCTCTATGCGAAAAAACGTGCCGCCGCGGTAGCTTGCCTTTAGCTTGAGGTCGTGATCCTTTATGAAAATGATGTAGTGGGTTGTCATAGGCCTAATGTTTCATTAAATTCCTCCTCGTGAAAGGGAATAGCGCCATCCACAATATTTGCACATATATTTATTAAAGCAGTAACCGACTCCATTTGACGGTATTCGAATCCACCTTTCGCCACCGCTTTCTGATAGTTGTCGATCAAGTATTCTATTTTATAAGGAGAGAACTTGTTTACTTTTTTTATTGCACGCTCATAGGAAATTGCCGCGGACTGTGTGATACTATCAAGGCCGTAACCTGCCCCTGCTTCAAATCGAGAGGATAACGATTTTGCGTTATCCAGTTTTTGATAAAAGATTTCTGTAATGTGGATCATGATATCTACAACTACGGGTTTACGATGATCTGTTGTGAGATAGCTGTTCCAGAATTCTGGTGTGTTTTCGGTTTTCATCAACATTCTGTTTTAGGTTCGGTTAAATCTGTACCGCAGGCGCGGCAGGCTATTGTAGTGGTCTCGCAGGTAACGCATACGGAATGTACGCGGATGTACTGCATTTCTTTGGGATGCTCGCAGACGCTTTCAAATGGGATCTCGTCTGAGAGTTCCTTTGGAGGTGAAGCGATTTTATTTTTTGGGATTGACATACTCATACTCTATACGGTTTATACGGTGATCACGGGGACACTTATTTGCAGCGCAGTACATATCAATAAAATCGCATCCTTCCATTTTTGGGAAACCTTCCCTGACCAGATCTGATGGGGTGATCTGGTAAAGCCGCTGTACGGAGATTGATTTAATACGGATAGGGCATCCCAATAAAACCTGCTTTTCACCTTTTTTCAAGCCCATGCACTTTTCAAACCGGCTGGATGAGATCCCCCGGGCTTTAAGAAAGCCCAGCCATTGCGGCGGGTGACATCTTTGGTTTGATCCAGTACTTGCTTTCTGGTGAGCATAAATGACATTCTTCTCATAATGGTTTTTTTACTGTTTTTCCGTAAAAGGCTTTGAACGCTGTACCCGAATCATACATGTCCTGGTGCTTTTTGCACATTTGTTTTCCTTTACCTAGATTTTTTTTATAACAGCCGTCAGCTGCGCAATCAATTAAAAATACTGGGTTCATTTGTACTTGCTTAAATTGCCCTCCAGGGCGGTTATTACTTTGCTTATATCTTTGGGATCCATTTTTAAAAGGTCTGTAGTTTTGACCTTTGGGGCTTTTTTCGATGCAATGAAATCCTGAAATGCACTCTTGGATGCCACCCATCCATATTTTTCGGACTTTTCCATCCACTGCAATTGCATCATTATGCTGTAGATCTTTTTATGATCCTTTCGTTGCATATCGATCCATTTATAGCCTGAACTGCTTTTGCTGACGGGTTTTTGCCCCAGCTTAATAAGTATTGCGTTGGCTTGATCAAAGCTGAGATCATTGCATGAGATCTTGTTTACATCTTCGGTAGCCCACTGCACGAATTCTTCTTTAATATCCCGAGTGGGAGCGTTGACGTGGATGAGCTGTTTTTGTTTGGCATTTGCTTTCATATTCCGTAGGTTAGTGGATAATAGATCGCGATAAAAAGAAGGATCGCTACAATTGCGCATTTTGCGATGATGATAAGTAGATCTTGTTTCATGATAATTGGTTTTAGATCCCCGCCTTTGCGGGGACAGGTTTAGTGATCAGGAGGGGAATCGAACCCCTCACATACCTGGTTACTGATCATTTGCGTGATATCGCTCACGCAGGCGGTCATTCTGTCACTTGCGGCTATGGTCTTGCCCGGTACCACCGCTTCATTTATTTTCGTTCGATTTTTACGGGGTTACGAAAAATGCCAGTTACAGCGCTTCAACCCTGACAAGGGCTTTTGGATTCGGGTACCGCCCCTTATTCTATTTCCCCCCAGCCCGAAGGGGGAGCATTTAGCGAGCGCTGATGCTCTGCAAAAAATTGCTGTTCTGAAGGTGTGAGTTCCTGCTCACAGATCCAGGTGCCTTCCATGTTTTTATACACGTATTTCGAATTCAGCCAAAAGGTATCCGGCTGATTGCCGTTTTCTAATTGTAATCCCATGGTTATAGGCTTGAAAAGTTCAGGGATACATCTTGGTATTTGCCGTGCTCATCGCGTTTGTACGCCCTGCAATACATGGAGGTGCCTACAACCCGCTGGCAATCGTCCAGTGCATTGAACTTGGCAATCAGCTCTTCGTTACCAAGTTCTCGGGCTTCCCTTTTAGCCTTGATGAGCTGTTTAGGATCAAATTCTTGCTTTTTCCCTTTGAACAGCAGACGCTCTAAAAAGCCATAGAGGGCTTTATTACGCTTGGCAAATTTCTCGTGCATAATCTCTTGGATCTGGGTAATAAATACATCTGCCTCGTCAGTAAACTCCATACGCTCTTGGTATTGCACTTCTACCTTTTCGGTATCTTCATCATTTTTTATAGTGAACTTTTTACGCTCTTTGCGCTCCTTATCGTGCATTTCCCACATTCTCGCATCAAGATTATTTGCTTCCTTGATCGTGAATTCCTTTAAGGTCTGCAACTCGTTTTTTTCTGAAGTAAACTTGGCCACGGTCTGTCTAACAAAATCGTTCCGATCATTTTCCAGTTTGCCCCGCTCAACGGCAATCGTATCTTTTTCTTCCTTATCTCTTCTGAGGATCTCCGCGGCAAGTTCCTTTCTTGAAAGCTTGCTCAGGTCTAATGTTTCTATGCTCATATTTATTAATTATTTGGGATTATAACCTTTACTGCTTTTAGGCAGATTTCAGCCTTTGTTTGATCATATGCATCGAATGCCTCGTTCATGGCAGTTTCGCTTTTATACCCTATATCCATCGAGATATTTAGGTCTGAATAAAATACCCTTTGGGTAATTTTATCCTTCTCGTCATCGTCATCCCATTCTTTGGTAACCAGTACCTGATTCCCGTCTGGCATATCGAATAGCTTTGCAAATCTTGCCATGATTAATCGTTATTGAGTTTGAATTCGATTTTGATACCTGCGCCGGAGCGGCCTATCTGCATTCTAAGGTTATATTCTACCGAAAGATCCATCAGGTCATCCAGCTGCTGATCTGTGAGGGTTTCCTGCGTGTTTACCTTTACAAAAGACACAAGTCCCTGATCATTCAATTCGATCTTGGAAGAGTGCTTCTCTGAGAAGGGCTTGCTGAGTTCCACTAAAAATTGCTCTTTGAGCGTTGCTACTTCATTTTCTGTTATTGTTTCCATTTTCAATTTATACTTAAGGTTACTATTTGATTTTAACTGATTTTCTTCCTGCCAGCGCTGGCGTATCAGATAGGCGCTTATCATGTCTTGAATGGCGTAGTGCCTATCTGCTTTCATGAGCTTGAGATCTTTCGATCTATACGGCACTGTAATTTTTTGGGGATCTGGTATTTAGGGGCGCATATGCTCAGGTGGTCGTAAGAGATCACATCATCAGCGGCCATGAGGGCAGATATTTCGCGGTGCATGAGCATGATGTCGTAATAACGGAAGGCTCGGTTATTGCGTGCCAGGCGGATCCAACTTTGCAATAGATCTATTCGCATTAGGATTTCTCTTTTATTCATGGTCGTGATTTTTTGGAGTTAAGGCGCGCTCAAAAAGTGGCGAGCTATAGTAAAAAGCCAGCTTTGCCGTATTCTTTATGTAAAGTTTGTAGGCATCTTGTGGGGTCATGGTATGGAGATAGGGCTGAGCTTCCTGCCGAAATTCTTCTTCAACCACTTCAAGGTTTCCATTCCACCATATAAACAGCCCGTTATTGGCCATTAATAATTGTACTTGTGAAGGGTAAAAGGCTTTCTTTGAACAGTATTCCAGCCAGAGGCCATAAACAAGCAGATCGTACTGATTCTGCGACATTTTTAAGAGTTCATAGATTTTCATAATTGCGTTATTGAGCGTTATCTGCGATGTCATTGCCGTGATAGAGTTTTGATTTCCCTTCATCGATCATTAAGGTTCCACCCGGGCATCGCCCGGAAATAAAACAGGTCAATCCCTGTATACGAATGATGATCTTACTAAGCCGCTTGATCATCTTTGCGGTGGCCGTGTAGGGCTCGTTGCGTTCCTCGTGTGCCACAAACACAAAGAGTGTCTTTGGGAACGCTCTCCACAGCTTCTGAAAGCCGCCGTAGGAAAGCTCATCTTTGTATACGGTCACATTGTCAACAAAAACGACCTGCGGAGCCTGACGCCGTTCCAAGATCTCATACAGCTCATCCAGTGGTACATATTCTTGCCACAGCAGCGATGTATTGCTTGGATCTACCTGTGCGCGTTTCATGGCTTCAATGAACTCTCCTTCCATACCTTCCTCTGCACTGATGTAGAGTACTTTTTCAAAGTTGCTCAGGTAATCTGCCAACATGATTGAAAACCAAGTTTTACCGTGTTTTTCTGGACCAAAAACGATCCATACGCCGTTTTTAATGGCTTTTCCAAAAACATCCTTCCACACGCCCTTAAAATCAAATCGGTCAAATGTTTTGGAAAATGCCGTTCTGGTATTAATGGCTCTCTTCATTATTTTTCTATCTGGATGAGTGTTTTAAGCAGGCGCAGGCTTCTGTAGCGATCGTCTACCTTATCGTAAGTTTTGCGGATCAGGCCGTTTATATTTCCCTTGGCGGTATTGGCATTGGCCACATCGCCTATCAGTTGGGCGTAAAAATTGCGGCGGTTCTCTTTGCCCTGTGGCACCAGAGTGATAAACTTTTCTGAGAATCGTGATAACAGCTCTTCGAAGCCCACTTTTTGATTGTCGATACCTTTATTGATTTTTTTGCGAAGGCCATCAGCGCCCATCATGTACCATCCTACATTGCCCTCTGAGGCATTCCATAACTCCTTGATCACTAGAAGTGTGCTGTACTCAAGATCTCCGGCCTCATCAAGTACAATCAATGGCGTTTCAAGGTTGTTTAAAGCGTATTTAATGTTGCTTTTCACTTCCACATGTTTGCCCTTATCTTCTACACCCAGTGCGCGTGCAAGTAGTTTAACAAACTGAATTCGGGTTTTGGCCTGTGAGCAATCTATAAGGAATGCATTACGCATATTGCGTGTAATGTGACGGGCGCAGAATGTTTTGCCAATACCGCAGTCATCTACCAGCACCATGCTCTGGGCTCTGCTCTGGCATATCTTAAGATTATCCTCGATCTCTACATAAACTACCGTTCGAGCTACCTTCCAGACACTGGATTTTATGCTTACCTGAAGTTGACGGCCAATTGTGATCCAGCTAGTATCGCTTAGGATCCGTTCTACCTCTCCACCTTTAAGGCGGCTAAAGGAGCTTGAATTGACCCCCAATGTTTTTGCATACGCATTATCGCTGCCGCCAAAGTTTGCGCGGTCTGTCAAGATCGCAGTGCGAACCTTGTTTTTAAATGCTGTTGTTAATTCCATAGAAATTTTAGTTACTGATTAATTAAAAGCGTTTTTCCATCCACCTGCGCTGTTATCCTTGGGAGCGTAGTTAAAGTCATCATCATCATCGGCCATTACCTCTACGGGTTGATCATGTTTTGGCTTTGGTGTGGATGGCCTGTTTTTGAGTTGGGGGATGGTAAAGTTGTTATTGAGCGTTTTTGGTTTCTGGTTGATCACCGCGACCGGTTCCAGTGCATTTTTCTGATCGCGCTGGTAGGCGTCAATTGTCATTGCGTATTTGGCAAAGAGTGCAAACTGCTCTTCCTGTTCTGGTGTGCGCTCAATGCGGGCACGGTTAGGAGTAGGTTTGGCGAGTGCCTGGCAAATCATCTGATTGCCAATAAAGATGTAAGCTTTGAAAACTCCACCCTGATTATCGTCGAGCCAGTAGATGTCTACATCTTTCCCTTCAACCTCACGCATCAAGCGGATAAGTTTCTCACCGGTGTAGATGGTGTCATGATCGCCCAGGATGAATTTTTTCTCTTGTAGATTTATGATCCCGGCATGAACACTTGTTTTTGTCTTAAAGCCCAGCTGCGGAATGATCGAGCGGTAATTAGTAGGCTTTAGGTTCTCATGTTGGTTTGCACAGAAGTAATCCCAGCGTGTGATCTTCTTATCAATGGAATGGGGCATATTATTCCAGGTCATCAGATCTTCCAGACAATTATTGACAAGCTGCGGATAAGGGATGTACGTTTTTTTGCCTGGACCCGCTTGGTTGCTTTCGCTTTGCGCGAAAGGTCGGGCGATCCAGCCCATGCGCTCTTTTTCAATACCGTAGCGCAATTCGCCAAAGTAGCGCTCAATTTTTTTAGACCTTGCCTTATTAGGTATGATCCTCACGTCCTGAAACATGGAGCCTTCCCGAAGAAATGTGTCTTTGAAACTGCTGTTCAATGAGCTTTCACATTCTAGGCCATCCGGTAAGTTGAAGCCCCACTCATGGTAATTGCGTACCAGCTGGCGGTAAAAGTTTATTATAAGTTCCTCTTTGGTTTTCCCCCATACAAAGCAGGTAAATGCTTCGCTGGCCAGATCAATACCATTATAGAACCACATCCTTTTCCCTTTTTCATATTCAAAAGGTGGGTTACGGTCATCAATGGATAGTAGCGATCCTGCAAACTTGGGACGTTCAAAGGAGTGGGCAGGGCTATATTCTGTCATAAGTTTTTGGCGATCTCCGGAGCGTTTGGCTTCGGTACCGATCCGGTTGTACCATTTGGCCAAGTAGCTCTTGATTGTTCGATCACTGATAGCTGGATAACCTTTAGGGCTGTAGAGTTCTCCCGTTTTAGCGTTTACGATTTCTAGGTAGCCATTTAGGAAGGCTTCATACTGTCTGGCGATTTCGGTTGCATGAGGTTTGTGTTCCTGAGTTCCGAAAAGGTCGTTTAGTAATTTTTCATCTTTACTAAAAACCTTACGAGCATTGTCGTTTGACTTGTATTTTTTAACAATCGCACCAGGGCCATCCTTTTTAAATGGTTTGAAAGCTTTTTCCAAAAGGCGGCGTTCTGAGCGTGGCAATGAACAAAGAAAGGTGTCTGGGTTTTTCTCTTCTTTGAGTTCAATAAAGCTAATGGCGTCATTGTAAAGGGTAGTATTCAGACCGCGCATCGAGCCACCTTTATTCATGCGCTCGGTGCGGCGGTCAATTTCCAATTTGATCAGCGCCTGCAAAATGGTGGCGTTAGTGATGTGCTTATCTTGGGAATCAAGGGTTAGGTATTGTCCATCCTCGAATTGGTAGTTTGAATAGAAATTAACCATTTCACTATCCACCTTATAATAGTTCTCCAGTATATGATCTGATTTACGTGGATCCCCAATTACTTGTTTGTATTTTTTAGGAAGGGAATCAAAATCAACCCTCAATTTTCTGGAATGACCACCCATTTGTGCGCGTTTTGGACCATAAGACTTATCCTCATGCCTTTTGAGGCTTTTTTGCAAAGCGTCATAGCTAGGGAAGAGACCAGAGCCGATAAGCTCCATTTTGGTCACGCACAATATGTCATTCCAGATGTGCGGCATTATTTATTATTGTTTTGAGGAGTGAAAAAAGCGGCTAGTGCATTTAAGTCGTGGACTATTTTCTTAGCGAGCGGCGTATTTACCTCTCGTTTATTTCGCACTATCAATCTTACATATGCAGGCGAGCATCCATGCTTTTTACCGATTCCGGTGGCGTGACCCTTAAGAACTTCTTTTTGACTTTCATCGAATTTTGCGAACATTTTTGGCATACATTTGTTTTCTAATACGCAACAAATATATGATTATTTTCTTAGTATCAAACAAATCATAAGATTATTTTCCAATGGTAGCACAGCGAATCAAGCAATTCATTGAAAAAAAGGGCATAAGTGTCTATGCCTTTGAGAACGCCATTGAAGCGTCAAGGGGCTCTATATCAAAAGCTATCAATAATAATAAGAGCATAGGAAGCCATGTATTAGAAAAAATTCTTAGTGTGTATGAAATAAATCCCATATGGTTTATGACCGGTGAGGGAGAAATGGAATCGAATAAGCACGATCAAAATGAAGCATCCCACACGCCATCTACCGTTTTTTCGTTAAGAACAGACCAAAAAATTGAGCATCAGGTAATACCCCTATATGATCTGGAAGCAAGCGCAGGCCTCGTTGCTCTTTTTGAAAAAAGTAATACCCACCAACCAACTGATTATATCAGCTTACCCAATCTGCCGCCATGTGATGGCTTCATCCATATAGGTGGTGATAGTATGGCTCCTATTCTAAAATCGGGTGATTTGGTTGCCTATAAAATCACTCAGGACATAAAAAATGATATTTTTTGGGGTGAGATGTATTTACTGAGCATTGATCTGAGCGGAGACGAGTTTGTTACCGTAAAATGGGTGCAGAAAAGCGATGAGGGAATTGATTTTGTTAAGTTGGTCAGTCAAAACGAGAGCCACCAGGCAAAAGATATTCATCGTTCCAAAATCCGCGCCATGGGCTTGATCAAATGCACCATAAGCATGAATACAAGTTGGTAAATTGCACACTTCGTGCGTTACACACAAGCCTTTCTAACAATTAAATAGAAAATCATTTCTATAAAGCGCTGTCAATCAGCGCTTTTTTAGTTTTTGATTTATTCTATTTATGCGCTAAGGGGGTGCGAGTTTTGCATTATCGGTTTATTTGACATGCTTTTAAACGGTTATGATTACCCGAGAAGGGCATACAAAACGTTAAAGTGTCCGCCCAAATGTCCACCCAAATGTCCGAGCAAAGAAAATTGAACCTATTTTTGAATGAACGTTTAATCTCATTTAAATTCTGATTTAAGAGTATTTGAAACGAAATGGATAGAGTAGGATTAGGCGGTTTTAAGCCCAATTGCGGGGGTTTCTTGCTAGAATGCCCACACGCCTTGCATGGAATGCCTTTTTCTGCTTAGCTTTGATTTAATAATGTACATGGAATTACAGTGAATGTACATTTTGATTTTTTAACACTGAGACATAAAAAAGCCCATGATTCTTTTATTCACGGGCGTTCACGCTCTTTTTTAGCTTTTCTTTTTTATGCTCCTTTTGTTTTACCCCTTATACATGAAAAATTCAACACAATGCACTTCGGTTGGTCAGAACCAAAGTCGCGCAACAAGCAGGCATGGTGCAAATTTACAAAAAAACAGCACCCTTTATTTTCAGGTAGGGCTTATCATTGCCTTGCTG